CACTGCAAAGGATAAAACAAGCGCACGGTATTGGTCGTGCAGAATGTGGAGTGGTAGTACCGTGGGTAGTATGACAAAAGATATAACAGGCCAAATCCTAAAGGCCGATGATGAGCAACGTATGGTCTATGGCTGGGCCTCTGTAGTAACCGAAAAGGGTGAACCAGTGATTGACCGCCAAGGAGATATGATTGCACCTGACACGCTAGTTCGTGCCGTAAACAAGTTTATGGAGCATGTGCGTGTAGGTAAAGAGATGCACAAGGGAGATCAGATTGGGGCGGTTATCCACTCCATGCCCATCACGAAAGAGATCGGTGAGAGCCTTGGCATACAGAGTGACCGTGAGGGTTGGATTGTCGCGTTTAAAGTATATAACGATGACGTTTGGGCCAAGGTCAAGTCTGGTGAACTAGCTGCCTTTAGCATTGGCGGCAGAGCAATGAAGGAAGAGTTATAATGGCTAACCTTTTAAAGGAGCTTGAGTTAGATGAACTGTCGCTAGTTGATCGCCCAGCCAATGCACAAGCAATGGTTTCACTATTCAAGCGTGACAACTCCAACGGAGATATTATGGAAAACGAAGTAGAGACAACAGAGAAAATGTCTGACGAGATGCTGGAAAAGCTCAAGCCTTACATGGATAAGGGTATGTCAGAAGAAGAAGCTATGAAGGCTTACAACTTTGACATGAAGAAGTCAGAAGAAGCTGTAGAAGAAGCTGCTGAGGAAATCAACCCTCTCGCAGAAGAAGTAGAGCGCCTGAAAGCTGACAACCAGAACATGCGTAAAGCTCTTATTGAAAATGGCTATGTGATCCGTGCTGATAGCATTGAGAAGAAAGCCCCAGAAGAGTTTGTCGAGTATGATGGTGAGAGCATCAACAAAGCTGACATTCCTGCTGTAATCTTGAAGGCTCTTGAAGCCGCTGAGGTTGCTAAAGCAGACGCAGAGCTTACAGCTAAAGCGGAAGCAGCCCTTCCTAACTTTGACGTAGCTACTGCAAAAGAACTTGTTAAGTCTTTCGAGGCTAACGAAGAGATCATGGGTGTATTGAAGGCAGCTGATACTGCGTTTGGTGCGTCGATGGAAGAAGTAGGCAAGTCCGATGTTGACGGTGAGTTCACTACCGCAGCTGACAAACTTGATGCACTTGTAAAGTCCCATATGGACACCAACTCAATGAAAAAGAGTGACTACGCTAAAGCATACGCTGCCGTAGCAAAGACCGATGAAGGTAAAGCTCTAATCACTAAATCCTACAAAGGGGAATAAAAATGGCTGTTATGCAATCTCGCGACAACCGCACTTTCGTTGCAGGGGAAGACCTCTCCGCAGCACAATTCAAATTCGTAACTCTGGAATCAGACGGTAAGGTTGACCTTGCTGACGCTGCTGGTGAGAACGCTATGGGCGTATGTATTGTTGGCGCAGCTGCCGACAAAGCAGTGACCGTATGTGTATCTGGTTCTGTAATGGTAGAAGCTGGTGGCGTAATCGCAGCTGGCGCACAACTCCAAACTGGTGCTGATGGCACTGCACTGACTGCCGCAGCTGGTGATGTCGTACTTGGTTATGCTCGTGAAGCTGGCGTAGACGGTCAAATCATCGAAATGGAAATGATTCAGGGCGGCAACGTAGTAGCCTAATCTATAGCATTAAAGGAAGAATATAATGCCACTTTTGACACCATCTTCGGTCCATCTGGACCAACCCTTGACAAACCTCACTTTGGCGTTTGCTCAAGACCAAGCTAACTTCATTGCGGATAAAGTATTTCCTGTCGTAGGCGTTGAGCGTCAGTCCGACAAGTTCTATGTATATGACCGCGACAACATGAACCGTACTGGCGATGTTAAAGCTCTGGCTCCACGCACAGAAGTTAACCGCATCGGCATGTCGATCTCCAATAGCTCTTACTACGCTGACGTATTCGGCTTGGGCATGGACTTCGACCAACAGACTTTGGCAAACGAAGACGCAGCACTGGACATCCGTTCAGCTGGCGCACAGACTTTGGCAACACGTTTGATGATCCACCGTGAAGAGCAGTTCGCTGCAAACTTCTTCGCTGCATCTATCTGGGGTTCAGAATCAACACCAGCAAACCTGTGGTCCGATTACACCAACGGTACACCAATCCAAGACGTCACCAACGCTCGCCGCACTATGCAGCTGAAATCTGGTGGCTTCAAGCCAAACACAATGGTCGTAGGTAAGGAAGTCCGTGACATCCTCATCAACCACCCAGCTATCCTTGCCCGTCTGAACGGTGGCGCAACTGTAGCAAACACAGCACTCATCACTGACGCTAAGTTGGCTGAAATCTTTGAGGTAGAAAACTTCTACGTCATGGAAGCTGTGAAAAACGACAGCGTTGAAGGCGTAGCGGAAAGCAACTCTTTCATCGGTGGCAAACATGCCCTGTTGGTACACGGTCCAAAAGGCGCTGGTCTGATGACCCCTGCCGCTGGTCTCACATTCGCATGGAACAATGTTCCCGGCGCAAACAACTTGGGCATCACCGTAGAGAGCTTCTCTGACGATGCACTCAAGCGTCAGCAAGTTGCTGAACACATCCAAGTTAAAATGGCCTATGACATGAAAGTCACTGGCGCTGATTTGGGTTACTTCTTCGATACAGTAGTAGCCTAAACAACTTTGGTGGGGGCTTTCGTGGTCCCCACCACTTTTACATGAGGAACCCCGACGATGATGCCATTTCAATATGACCGACCCGTATTTGTTAAAGTGCCCTTTACAGGTAGCAAGCGAGAGTGGAAACGACAAGAACACTTCCCTTGGAAAGAGTTGTCTATAGACAAGAACGCTGTAGAAGCTCTGTATAACAATGATTACCTTTACCACAACGGCGAGTTAGAAGACAAAGCCAAAGTTGGTGATGGACTAGAAGCTCTTGATGTCGAGGCGCTAACAAGCGTAGTTAACTCCATCAATGAGAAAGTTAAAGCTAAGACAACTTCCCAAGCTGAGTTTGACCGCAAGAAGTGTAAGAAGTCTAAGATAGTTGAAAAGCAACGCGGATTGATCCGTAGTTGGCGCAGAACATATGGACAGTTGGAGAACGACTAATGGCTTGGAGCTACGATGAAGGCAACCTTAACACAGACGACACACTTGGTCGTTTAAACGCTGTAAGGTTACTAATAGGTGATACAGACACCAATGACCAACAAGTGCAAGATGAAGAGATTGTCTTCGGTCTAGCTCAAGCTAACAACAACGTCTATAGTGCGGGTGCTTGGTTGTGTCGTACACTAGCGGCGAAGTACTCACGGAACGTAGACAGTGAGATTAGTGGTGCTTTAAAAGAGAGTGCCTCTCAGCTACAAGATCACTACAACTCACTAGCTGATAACTTAGAGTATCAAGGGTCGAAGCTAGGGGGTCTTGGTATCGCAGCTGGCGGCATCAGGGTATCCACAGTAGATGGCGTTAGAGCTAACACCAACCGTGTTAAGCCTGAGTTCAACAAGGACCAGTTCAAGATCGACACGCAAAACTATAACTACGAATAGGGACAGGTCATATGAGAGCGTACAACTTGCTTAAACTGGTAGATCGTTACGGCTCAGAACTGACGCTCGTAAAGACCACTACGGGTACATATGACCCTGCCACTGGCTCTGCTGCAACAACAACTGAGAACTTCATTTTCACTGGTTATGTATATAACTCAGACGAGGGAATACTGATAGATGATATTAGACGGGGTTCTCGTAGAGTGGTTATCCCTTACCTTGGTCTGGGGACCGAACCTGACGATGGAGATCAGATTACTGGGATTGGAGATACTGTAAACATCACTCGTGTACAGAAGGTCTACAATGGCGCTCTACCTGTTTGTTACCTATGTGAGGTTGCAGAATGACGATGAAGCTAAACACTAGCTTTTGGAAAAAGTTAGATCAGCTGGAAGATAAGGCTGAAAGAGAGCTTGAGACATACGTTAAAAGAGTTGCCGATTCAGCTATCAACGCCACCCTAGAATCTGTAAGTATCAGGGGCAAAAGGGGTGCTGTAGATACTGGGGCTTACATCTCCTCATTCTCGATTACCTACGGTCGTGGTAGACCAAGGGGGCAAAGCTCACGCAGGAAGCAGAGGAAGAACCCTAACATAGCTGGACTTGCAGAGGCGGCGAAAGCTAACTTGTACAGCGACATATCAAGATTGGACCTGCTTAACACAACTAGGCTAACACTCCGAAACAACTCACCACACGCTGTATATGTAGAGTACAGACACGGCTACTTTATATTCGAGAAGCTAGAGAGGCAGTTCAATGGCTAACATTCAAAGAGAGATTAGGTCGATCTTAGAGACCCAACTTGCTGCTGTAAATGATCTTCCACAGGTAGCCTATGAGAACGTACCATACTCACCTACTACTGGAACTAGCTACATTGAAGTCAACTTTGTACCTACTTCACGAAGGCCAGCTGTAAGGGGACTTAACCCGCAACAAAGGTACGAAGGTATCTTTATTATCAACTGCTATGCTCCAGAAGGCAAAGGCCCAGCTGCGGCAGAGACAATAGCAGAAAACGTAATGACTGCGTTTGAAGCTACAACATCACTAACTACAAACAACATAACCGTTTCTATAGACTACTCTGAGGTTAGGCAAGGTTACCTTGACAGCCCTTGGTTTGTGGTCCCTGTAAGTATCGGTTGGTACGCATATAACTAATTCTAGGAGAATACAATATGGCCTTTGCACAGGGTTCACGTTCCAGTCTGTCGTACATCGTCGAAAGCACTTTCGGCACGACACCAGCTGGTAACTTCCAAAACTTGCCTTTCACTACTCACTCCCTCAACATGACTAAAGAGCGTGTTTCTGGTACTGACATCAACGCTGACCGTATGTCCCGTGTTGACCGTCATGGTAACCGTCAAGTAGCTGGCGACATCGTTGCTGACCTTCGTGACACAGACTTCGATGATCTGCTTGAATCAGCCATGCTCAATACATGGGCAACCAACGTACTCAAGGTTGGCACAGTACCTAAGTACTTCTCTATCGAAGACTATGCAGCTGACATCGACCAAGCTCGTTTGTTCACAGGTTGTTCAGTAAACAGCTTGTCTGTCTCTCTTGCACCTAATGCAATGGTAACTGGCACATTCAGCCTTGTCGGTAAAGACATGACCATCTCAGCCACAGAGAAGACACAAGATGCTGCTACAGGCGCTGCACCTTTCGACGCTTACTCTGGAGACTTGGAGATTGGTGGGTCAGTCGCTGCTATTGTTACAGCAATGGACTTTACGCTGACTAACGGTTTCGCCCCCACATTCGTAGTTGGTGACGACAGCGCCCCATCCCTTGAGGTTGGTGATGCAGTAGTTGAGGGTACTATCTCAGCCTACTTTGAGGATGCAGCACTTCTGAACCGCTTCATTGACGAGACAGAGACTTCTCTGAAGGTCACAGTTGGCGACAACGAAAGTACACCAAACACTCTGGAGTTCTTCTTCCCACGCTGTAAGATCAACTCTGCTGATGTAGGCGTAGACGGACCAACCAGCCGTGTGATCTCCCTGTCATTTGTCGCACTCCGTGACGAGACAGAAGCAACAAATCTGCGTATTACACGCACATAAGAATCCTGTAGCTACAGGCGGGGAGTGTCGGTGTCGGGTCTGACGCTCCCCATTTTAACCCAACCCGATAAGGAAACCTGACATGGACTTAAAAGACCTGACCCCTAAATCCGATACCGTTAAAGTAGAAGTGACTCACCCCAACACTGGTGAAGTCCTCACTAACTTAGACGACACACCAATGACTGTTACTGTTTACGCTCCACACTCGAAAGAGTACAAGGCTTACTCTCACAGTCAGACCAACAAGAGATTAAAGAAGGCGCAGACAAGCAAGAGTTTAGACTTCACCTCCGAAGATATTGAGGAGTCAACTCTGGACTTGCTGGCTAATGTTACTAAAGAGTGGAACATCACTTATGATAACGAGATGCCTAAGCTGACTGTAGAGAAGGCTAAGGAAGTTTACCAAGACATCTTCTGGCTAAAGGACTTAGTAGAACTAGGTGTCGGTGAAGCTCTGGATTTTACGAAGCTCTAGCACAACAGTTTCTAGCTTGGGCAGAACACTTCTTTGCCATGAACAAAGCTGGTGCTGATGGTGTAACAGAGCGCGAACATCTCGAACAAGTATATAAGCAGACCGGAGTAATGCCAAAGGGCTTGGAGCCAGAGGAGGATTTCCCCCTCCTACTTGAGCATATCTGGTCTGCCTTTATTTCCCTTAGTGGGGGCAGAAGTATGGGCTTCTCTGGCCCAAACCCACTGAGTTACGAACAAATAAAAGCGTGGAAAGAACTTACTTGCAACATACTAACCCCTTGGGAAGTTGAGCTAGTCAAGAGACTTGATGCAGTCTACATAGGAGTTACGATCAGTGGCAGGTGAAATTGAAGTTGGCCTCAAGGTCACGGGTCAACAAGACCTAAAGAATGTAAGACTGGAAGCTCTGAAACTTCAAGCGGCTACTGGTTTAGCTGCCGCTAAGAACAAGCGTCTTGCTAATACTTTTGACAAAGAACTTGGTCCAGCCTTGCGTGATGTAAACCGCAAGATGAAACAGAACTTGGTTCTTCAACAACAAAGCCAGAAGGGCAACAGACGCCTTGCCCTTTTGACACAGCAAGCTGGTTATCAGTTTGGTGACCTTGCGGTCCAGATTCAAGGTGGAACAAACGCTGCTGTAGCTTTCGGTCAACAGATGTCACAGTTAGCTGGTTTCTTCGGACCTGCTGGTGCTATCTTCGGCCTCGGTATTGCCCTCAGTACTGCCATTATCGCACCCCTTATTAGGGCGAGAGAAGCTGCTAATGAATTTGTCGAAGAGTTAAAAGGTGTCAACGAAGAACTAGAGCTTTTGCGCTCTGGCGCTTCAAGCAAAGCTGTCCTCTCTGCGAACAACCAAGTTAGAGATATTGTTAATAAGATATACGAGCTTGAGAATAAGACTTACGACACAACCTACATGACAGCTGAGATGAAAAAGGACTTTCTGGCTACCGTAGAGGATGTAAAAGCGGCTGACCAAGAGCATCTGGAAACTCTAAAACAACAGTTAGTCGAGCTTGGCCTTGCTAAAGATGCCCTTGGAATAGTTAAGGGGCTGATTGGGGATCAAGTTAGCGAAGAAGAAAACCTGCGTCAAGCTAGACGCATCGAGAATCAAGAGAGAATAGCTAGAGAAAAAGCTATCACTAAATTGGCAATCAAAGAGGCACAGAGACGAGCTGGTATTCGAGAGAAAGATAACCAATCTCAAGCTAAGAAAACCTTGGACCAAATCGCAAAGTGGCACCAAGCCTACGTTGATGAAACAGAGGCGGTGGAGGACGAGTCCCGAAAGAGACGTAAAGACAAAGAAGAGAACTACATCACAGAGATGGCTGACTTCTTCTTGGCTATGCAGGAGCGTAACCGAAAGTTGTACTACTCTCAGTTCTCCGCTGAAGATGAACTTATGTCTCAAGATGTCGTATCTGGCTCTGCTACTGATCGCTTCGAGGCAGACGACCTGCTGCGTATGGGTTACACTAAAGAGTATCTTATTGCTATCGGTAAGCTCAAAGAAGAAGAAGCTGAAAAGACTAAGAAGGTAAAGTTTGAAGTGAAGGAACTTACCCAAGCTCAGAAAGAACAGTTTGCTCTCGTTCAAAGTATAGAGCAGTCTATGGAAAACTCCTTTATGAGTATGGTCGATGGCACTAAGTCTGTTAGTGACGCCTTTAGAAGTATGGCTTCAGAGATCATCAAAGAGTTGTACCGTATCTTTGTGGTTAAGCAGATCACAGGTATGATAGCAGGGTACATTAGTGATCCTGCTATGTTTGGTGGTATGGGTGGAAATGCACCTATGGGAAGTGTCAGGCCACAGGCTAGGTCTTTTGATGGCGGTGGTTACACTGGCGGAGGTTCTCGTTCTGGTGGTCTTGACGGTAAAGGTGGCTTCATGGCTATGCTTCACCCAAAAGAGACTGTCGTTGACCACACTAAGGGTCAATCAGGCGGCGGAGTTACCATCGTACAGAACATCAACATCTCAACAGGCGTACAACAAACTGTACGGGCTGAAATCCGACAAATGATGCCACAGATTGCACAGAGTGCTAAGGCCGCTGTTGTAGACAGTAAACGCCGTGGCGGTAACTATGGAAGGGCAATGGCGTAATGGCTATCTCATACCCACTCTCACTGCCTACAAACGTAGGTATGGCTAGTATCGAACTAAGGGCTAGGAACACTGTAGCGGTGTCTATGTCCCCGTTCACATACAAGCAACAGACACATTCCTACGATGGTCAGATGTGGGAAGCTGATGTAACCTTGCCGCCCATGAACCGTGATGATGCTGAATCTTGGGTGTCGTTCCTTATGTCCCTCAAGGGTCGTGCTGGTACGTTCTTGCTCTACGATCCATCCGCTAGGTCCGTTAGAGGTAC